CTTTAGAAATTGGTATGTTGATGGTAGATTATACTACCATAAAGTTATAGATCTTAAAAAACCTCAAGAAGGGATTAAAGAATTGAGATTCATTGATCCCATGAAAATGAAGTTTGTTCGCCAAGAAAAGAAAAAAGATAAAACAAATGTTTTAATTAATCCAACAATCACTGGTCGTGATAACGAAAATAACATATTAGCACCAGAAATTGAAGAGTATTTTGTATACACACCAAAACCACAATATCCAACTAATAACTACAGCAGTGGTGGAGCAAGTAAAGGTGTAAAAATTGCAAAAGACGCAATCACATATTGCACTTCCGGATTGGTTGATAGAAATAAGGGTTCAGTTCTTTCATATCTTCACAAGGCAATTAAGTCACTCAATCAACTCAGAATGATTGAGGATTCTCTCGTTATCTATAGATTATCAAGAGCACCAGAACGTCGTATTTTTTATATTGATGTTGGCAATCTCCCTAAAGTAAAGGCAGAACAATATCTTCGTGACGTTATGATGCGTTATCGTAACAAGTTAGTTTATGATGCGAACACTGGCGAAGTTCGTGATGATCGTAAATTCATGAGCATGATGGAAGACTTCTGGTTGCCTCGCCGTGAAGGTGGTAGAGGAACTGAAATCTCCACGCTTCCAGGTGGTCAAAATCTTGGTGAACTTTCAGACATTGAATACTTCCAGAAGAAACTTTATCGTTCACTTGGAGTTCCTGAATCAAGAATTGCTGCCGATGGTGGATTTAATCTCGGTCGTTCTTCTGAGATTTTGAGAGATGAACTTAAGTTTGCCAAGTTTGTTGGTCGTCTGAGAAAAAGATTTGCTCAGATGTTCAGTGACATGCTAAAAACTCAATTGATTCTCAAAAATATTGTATCTGTCGAAGATTGGGATAAAATTAATGATCATATTCAATATGATTTCTTGTATGATAATCAGTTTGCAGAATTAAAAGAAACTGAAATGCTCAATGAGCGTCTTGGTATTCTTGCAACCATTGAACCTTATATTGGTAAGTATTATTCGAATTCATATGTAAGAAGAAAAATCTTACGTCAAACTGACACAGAAATCGAAGAGATTGATGCTCAAATAGAACAAGAAATTGCTGATGGGATTATCCCAGATCCAAATGCAATTGATCCTGTTACTGGAGAACCACTTCCAGGTGGCGGTGCCGCACTAGGAGATGTTCCTATGGATCAAGATTTAGAATCTCAAAGTGGAATAACCAAAGCAAACGGAAAATCTGCTGAGATATAAATAGAAAATATAGTTATTATTAATTTTCATGGAAGAAATTGTAAATCTAATCGGTGCGGATGAGTCTGCATCTGATATTAGTGACAAAATTAAAGATGTTTTGTATGCAAAAGCAGCAGAAAAAATAGACGCTATTCGACCTACTGTTGGAGCATCAATGTTTGATGATCAACTAGAATCAGAGGATCAAGAATAATGTCAAGAACTTTATTAGTTGGAATTGGAGCTGAAGTTGCACTCAATGCGGCAACTACTTTAGATAATGCAACTGTTATTAGAGTTTGGAATAGTCATGCATCAGATACTCAAACAGTAAGTGTTGCAAAAAGCACCACTACTGGATATGCAAACACTGCAACAGTATCAATGCCCGCTGGAAGAATTGAGTTTTTTGAGAAAGGACCAAACGATCAAATTTCAGCATCCGATTCATCAGTAAAAGGATTTAAAGTAGGATTCACAGGATAAACAATGAAACTTATCACAGAAGAAATTTCAAACGTAAAGATTATTACCGAAGGTAAAGGCGCAGGTAAGAAACTCTATATCGAAGGTGTATTCCTCCAAGGTGATATTAAAAACCGTAACGGTAGAATGTATCCTATGGAAACTCTTTCCCGTGAGGTTGAAAGATACAACGAAACTTTCGTCAAGAAAGGTCGTGCTCTCGGAGAACTTGGCCACCCTGACGGCCCTACTGTAAACCTTGATCGTGTTTCTCACAAAATTACTTCTCTTGTTCAAGAGGGTAGTAATTTTAAAGGAAAGGCACAAATCCTCAATACTCCTATGGGTAAGATTGCATCTTCTCTTCTTGATGAAGGTGTAATGCTTGGTGTTTCTTCTCGTGGTGTTGGATCATTGAGAGAAGATCGTAGTGGTTGTAAAGTTGTTGGTGAAGATTTCATGTTAGCAACTGCTGCTGATATCGTCGCTGATCCTTCTGCTCCTGATGCATTTGTTCAGGGAATTATGGAAGGAAAAGAGTGGGTTTGGGAAGGAGGAATTCTTCGCGAACAACTCGCAGAAAAAACTCAAAAGAGAATCAATACTCTTGTTGATCAAAGAAGATTAGAAGAACATAAGTTAGACTTATTTAAACAATTTCTTCTAGATCTTTGATTTATAAATAAATATAGATTAATACAAAAAATATTTAATCCAAATGTCCGTTGGTAGCAATTTACAAGAAATGGAAAACGTAGTAACCAAAGGTGCTGCTGCAGCTGAACCAATGCCAAAGTTAACCACAGGTATTCCTGCTGGTCAAACTGGTTCTTGGGAAGATCTCGGTGGCCCAACTCCAGAAAACTATAAGGCAGATGATAATTCTGCTAAACTTGCCGAACCAAAAGTTGCAACAGTTAAAGATGTTGTAAACAGAGGTGCCAAACCTGCAGAAGCGATGCCTAAAATGGCAAAGGAAGAGGAAGAGGTTGAAGGTGAGGTAGTTTCCGAAGAGGAAATTTCAGAAGAAGAAATCGTTTCCGAAGAAGAGACTGCTGAAGAAGTAGTTTCCGAAGAGGAAGAGATTGTTGCTGAGTATGATATCGAAGAAGATATCAATGCACTTCTTCAAGGAGAGGAACTCTCTGAGGAATTCGAAGAGAGAGCACGCACCATTTTTGAAACTGCTATCCAGGCAAAAGTCGCTGAAGTTCAAGAAGAACTGAAAGCACAATATGAAACAACTCTTGAAGAAGAAGTTCTTGCAATTAAGGAAGAACTGACTGATAGAGTCGATGCTTATCTTGAGTATGTTGCTCAGCAGTGGATGACCGAAAATCAACTCGCAGTCGAGCAAGGTCTTAAGACTGAAATGACCGAATCATTCCTCACCGGAATGAAGAGTCTTTTTGAAGATCATTATGTAACTATTCCTGAAGAAAAATATGATGTGCTTAATAGCATGGTAGAAAAACTTGATGAGATGGAAGATAAACTCAACGAGCAAATTAAGTCTAATATTGCTTTAAATCAAAGATTAGCCGAGTCGGTTGCTGATGCAATCTTCTCCGAGGTCTGCGAAGGTCTTGCACTTTCACAGAAGGATAAACTCGCTTCTCTTGCCGAAAATGTTGAGTTTGATGGTGAAGACAACTATCGTGAGAAACTGGTAACTCTGAGAAATTCTTATTTCCCAGCAACTGGTACTCAAAGAGACAATTCAGAGAATATTTCTGAGAGCACCGAAGATGCCACCCAACCAGCAGTGTCTGGTTTGATGGAGTCTTATCTCGATACTCTGACTAGAGTTTCTAAAAAGTGATTTTTAAATTATAAGTCAAACTAAAACTTTTAAGAGGTAAAATTCAAATGCAGCAGTTCAATGTAGAACATCTGCAGGAGAAGTGGGCACCTATCCTCAACCATGAGGGTCTCGGCGGCATCTCAGATGCACATAAGAGAATGGTTACCGCAGTTCTCCTGGAGAACCAAGAAAAAATGCTCCGTGAGGAAAGAGAATTCCTCGGAGAAACCCCAACCAACCACACTGCATCCAGTGGCGCAGTTGCAGGTCTGAGTGGTCAGGCATCTGGCGCTCTCACTGGTTTCGATCCCGTTCTGATCTCCTTGATCAGACGCTCCATGCCTAACCTGGTCGCTTATGACCTCGCAGGCGTTCAACCAATGAACGGACCTACTGGTCTCATCTTTGCAATGCGTTCCCGTTATGACACTAACGCTGGAACTGAGGCATTCTTCGATGAAGCAGATAGCGCACACTCCGGTATTGGTACCAATGGATCAGCTAGCGCCAATCCTTATGTTGCCAACTCTTCAGGTGTTGCTGCTGGTTTCGGCACAAACGTTCAAGCTGGTGAAAACCCAGGCGCTCTGAATCCTTCTTCCAACGGCACCCAGGCTGCTTATTCAGTCGGTCGTGGTATGGATACCCAGACTGCTGAAGCTCTTGGAGAAACTGGAAATGATTTCCAGGAAATGGCATTCTCGATCGAGAAAGTCACCGTTACTGCAAAGTCACGTGCTCTGAAAGCTGAGTATTCACTCGAGCTCGCTCAGGATCTGAAGGCAATTCATGGTCTGAATGCAGAAGCAGAACTCGCCAACATTCTCTCCACAGAGATTCTGGCTGAGATCAACCGTGAAGTCATCAGAACCATCTATAAGTCTGCAGAGACTGGTGCAACCGCAAACGTTGCTACTCAGGGAACCTTCGACCTCGACGTTGACTCCAACGGTCGTTGGTCTGTTGAGAAGTTCAAGGGTCTGATCTTCCAGATCGAGCGTGATGCTAATGCAATCGCTCAGAGAACCCGTAGAGGAAAGGGTAACATGGTCCTCTGCTCTGCTGATGTTGCTTCGGCACTCACCATGGCTGGCGTTCTCGACTACACCCCTGCACTCAACGCTAACCTGAACGTTGATGACACTGGTAACACCTTCGCTGGTGTTCTTGCTGGCAAGTATCGCGTATACATCGATCCTTATGCTGGTGGTCAGAACCCTGTTTCTGGTTCAGCAAGCAATGGTCAGTATTACGTCGTCGGTTATAAGGGTTCTTCACCTTATGACGCAGGTCTGTTCTATTGCCCATATGTTCCTCTCCAAATGGTTCGTGCCGTTGGTGAGAACACCTTCCAGCCAAAAATCGGATTTAAGACCCGCTACGGCATGGTCGCTAATCCATTCGCTGGTGCTAATCAAGGAACCAATCCTGGCGCTATCCTCGCTAACGACAACCGTTACTACAGAAGAGTCAAGGTTGCAAACCTCATGTGATCATCCGTTCACATATTTCTTACAGAGACCCTTCGGGGTCTCTTTTTTTATCTAAATACAAATAAAAACAAATGGCAACCGCTTTTGACAAACAGATAGGAAATAGGAATTTCTTATCACCTGTTGGGTTCAAATTTACTTTGGCAAAGGAACCAAAGGTTGCTTTTTTCTGTAATGCCGCAAAGATACCTGAAATCAATTTAGGAACGGCACTTCAACCGACATATCTCAAAGACATTGATGTTCCTGGTGATAAGTTATCCTATGGAGACTTTAGACTTACCTTTTTAGTAGATGAAAATCTAACCAATTACATGGCAATACATAATTGGTTACTTGGATTAGGATTTCCAGATTCCACAAGTCAATTTGACAATCTTACAAAAAAAGATAATATTGATGATATGCAGCAACAATTTAGTGATGGAAGTCTTCACATTCTGAACAGTAACTATAGAGACGTTGCGATTGTAAAATTTAGAGATTTGTTTCCAATTAATCTTTCTTCATTGGAATTTGAATCTTCTGAAACGGATATAAAATACTTTACAGCAGAGGTCACTTTCAAGTATACTATCTATGATATATTAGCAGCTGACGGTAGAACTCCATTATGATAAAGATTGAAATAATTGAAGAAATGTGGAAAA